GACGGCCATGCCGTCGATATAGCGCCATTTGTCGGGGGCGAAGTCCGCTGGGACTGGCCCCTGTATTACAAACTTGCCGTGATCGTAAAGGCTGCGGCCAAGATGGTTAACGTTCCGATTGAATGGGGCGGCGACTGGAAGACGTTTAAGGACGGGCCGCACTGGCAATTGCCGTGGGCAAAATATCCATAAGGAGATTACGATGGGCTTCCTAAAAGGCAAGAAAACCTACGTCACCGCCGCGCTTACCATTGTTGGCGCTGTCGCGGCTTTCGCCACCGGCGACGCAACGGCCATCCAAGCTATCCAGATGGGCGTCACGGCGCTATTGGCGGCATTTATTCGTAACGGTATGCGCTAAGGCACAGGGCCGCCCACAGGGTAGGTAGCGCCAACCGGGGCTTGGGTAACGACTTTGGTCCCGACCGCCACTGGCGCCCCCTGTACGTCCTCGCTGATGGGTCCGAAACAGTTGGCAAGCTGCACACTGTGAACTCGGCGGGTCTTGGTGCAGGCGAAGCTAAACATATTGCTGATGCTGGTGGTCGCGGTGCCGGCAGTTACAAAGGTGCGCGGGACGGCGGGCGTGTTGCGTTTCCAGTCGGGGGCTTGCGGAAACTTTTCCCGCACCTGATACAGCGACCAAACTTGGTTTGGCCCAGGCTGGGCGCAGGAACCTTTCATGTTGCCGCCGGTAACGTTGGCAATAGACGGGCCATGCAGCACCGGGCAGACGGCCACGGCTTCAGGGTACATGACGATCTTGCCGCCAGCAGCGTTAACCGCAATCTGCTTGCCGGTAGGTGTCGCGGCGGATGCGGCGCACAGGGCAAACTCTTGGTGGCAGAACATGACCGCGTCGTCTGCGTGGGCCTTGGCGGCAAATGGCAAAGACAGGGCCGCAATGGCGATGACAAGTTTCATAATTCAACTCCGTAAAATTGGTCGTTCCAATGTTCCACAACGCGCATGGTGTATTTTGTAGCATACTTTGGCCTAACGCGCTCAGGGCGAAGGCCGACCAAAGCCCGCTTGCGTAAGGCTATGGCGTGGTCGAGATATTCCCGCGTTTGAAAACCCTCGCCGGAAGCAAGCAAGCCCATTTCTGTGCTGTAAATCTTGTAGCTAAAAAGCGGCAAGCCCCGCAGCGGCTTGTAGGTGTCAATCGTCACGTACATCGCACAACTCCTCGCGCATCATGGGGATTAGGTCTTTAAGGCGGATAATCACCCGCCATTCTTGGTTATTCTGCCGAAACACAACCAGCGGCACCTGGGTCTTGGGCGTGCAGGCTTCTATCTGTCGCACCCAAGCCATGACGGCCAGCGTTTCACGGCGCTTGACCTCGATACGAAATTTACCGATCTCGATATCATCCTCACCGTTACGCGCTTGCCCCAGCTTGCGCTTGACCACGGTCCCAAGCTCGTCGCTTAGGATCGCAGCCAATTCATTCTCGCCACGAGCGCCCTTGTTACGGGCCATCTTGCCGGTCATGTTACGCGTTCAAACCTTTCGACCCAAGAGTCGTATCCATCAATAGCTGCAATAATTTTTTCTACACGAGAAAGTCTTCTTTCCAATTCCGCCAAGCGGTCGCTTATGTTTTCCTTTTTAGGAGCCAAACGAAGCCGGCCAAAACCTAAACCTACGCGGTATTTCGCTGCGGTTTCGGTTTTGTTACCTGAATATTCCGGTATCGCCTCGGCAGCGATACGTTCGTCGCTCCAACCATCTTCATACACAGCGCCGTTGGGCGTGGATTCGCAATGCAACCTAAGGGCATCAGACAGGCTAATAAGCTGATTGGCGGTTAGTTTTTTATAAGTTGGATTTAGTGATCTAGTCATTTTCATTTTCCTTAAAAGGGGATGTCATCATCAAAAGGCACTGGCCCTAGGTATTGCTCCTTGGGCGCCCTGGCGGCAGGTTTAACGTATCGGACCCTAGCCATAGCTTTTGCCGGCGGGGCCGTCTGGGGGCGTTCTGGAGGCGCTACGAGCAAGTGTGTATGAGCAGCGCAACCAGCGCGTTGTTCATCGCCCGTAATTCCCCGGTCATGGTATGTGCAGCGCCATGTTCCACCCGGCATTGGCACCGCTGAAGTGCAGGTCCGGCAATTGGTTTCTGGCGCTTCGCCTTGGTGGCAAAACTTGTACATATCGCACATTTTGCAAAGCCAATAAGACGGGTCATCGCTGATCTTAATTGGCGGAGTCTTGGCCGCGATCAGGCGGTCTTTGCGTTCGGTGATCTTGGCATACGCTTCCGTGTCGAAATGCACCCATTCTGTGTGGATTTCGTCGGTGTTCTTATTCACCGCGAAATAGAGCGCACGGTCCAAGCCCATCAGGCCCATGTAGGTCTGCATCTGGGCATAGTGCTGCGGCTTGGCGGCTTTCACATTGTTTTTAACTAGATCGCCATAAGCCTTGTCGCCCATTGTCTTAACTTCCAGCACGGCCCAAGCTTTCGGGGCTTCTGGAAAGCCTTTGCCAACGCCATCGACGGAACCACCAAAGTGGCCGCTGTCGTCGCGACATTCGATCTGCTTGCCTTCATCTTCTGTATGTAAATCGACGCCGACGGCGCGCAGTTCCTCATAAACCCGGCCCTCTTCCCTTTTGCCGGTGCCGAATAGCCGCTTGATACGGCCAATGAATTTCGGCCTGACAGCCCAATGGAAGTTGAGCCAGATATAGCGGTCACAATGGTGCCCGATAAGGCTCGCACCCATGTGGTCGCGGAAGTCGTCGGCTTGGTTAGCGTACCAATCGAAAACCGCCGCCGTAGTTGTGTGAGTCGAATCGGGCACCTGTGGCATTACCGCTCCCAGGCTTTCTTGGGACCGGAATTAAAGGTCGCGTCTTGGTTTACGGCATTGATTGCCGGTCTTGCCGTTTGCTTAGACGAGGGCCAATAGCCCGCGATACGGTTGCGGGTGGGGTCTTTGCGGTCAACCTCAACGTCGATCTTAAACGGGATGTCGTGGATGGTTTCGGTGTCGCGGGCGTCGGGTTTGCCGCAAGACACGAGCAGGCGGTTAAGCGCGCTGCGAGCAATGTCCTCGGCTTGCTTGTTGGGGTTATCGACGTTCAGGCGCTCCCACAACTTCCTGCCGGCATGTGAGCCATCAATGATGTCGATCACCAGCTCGATATAGTGGCCGGTGCCGGCCTTGGTGGCCTTGTAGTCGGAGTTGGAAATCATGGCGCTATAGGTGCCGTTAGGCAGGGGGTCAAAGGTTGAGGTTTTGGTGTCAACATATTCGGAAGGGTTGAAGTCAAATGCGGCCATCGTTTTAGTCCTTGCTGCTGATTGCGGTTTCAAAGGCGTCCCACGACAGCGGGATGCTGTCAGGGAGTTGGTAGCGGTTCTTAGCCATGTAGGCCGGGCGCTCGTTGCAGTAGAGCAGGCGCTCGCCCGTTGAGATGCCGCGATTGGTGGTTTTGTTAAATCCAACGTCGTCGTGCTTCACGATGGTCTTGTAGTTGGCGAACAAGACGGCATCGCACCATTCGCGTACCAGAGCGTTGGATCGCTCTTGCAGCTTTGGCTGGTAACGGTCGAACGGCTCCACTTCGGGGCTGTCGAACCGTTTGATCGTGGTGTGGGCTAGCAGGATAACCACCATGCCCCGGTCTTGGCGCAGGGCGTTTAAACCCTCTAGGATCATGCGCCACTTCTCAGCCGCAATTATCGCGCCCTTGCCGTAGGCTAGCTCTTTGGCGTCGTGGCTTTCCTCAACCTCGCGTTGGACAATGGCTTCCAGCCAATCAAGGCTATCAACCACCACCGTGCCGAAGTTATGCGCGTCGTTATAAAGAACGCCTATGGCGTCCAGTATATCGTCAGTGCTGGCGGCAATCGGAAAGTGCCGCACCGGCAATGAGCCTAGCCCGTCTTCGGTAAGGATGAAGATCGGGTTGGGTGCGCCGGCGGCGAAGGTGGACTTGCCAATGCCCTCGACACCGTAAACCAAAAGCCTGGGTGCAGAGATGGTGTCGTTCAATAGGATTGATTTGAGGTCCATTACACCACCACCGA